CCTCAAGAGGCACAAGCTCTAGCAAATGCTGAAGTGGAATAGTATGGAACCAAATAAACAACTAGAAAAACTTATAGAAGGGTTAAGAAAAAATTACGAATACATATTCAATACAGATGAAGGCAAAGAAGTCTTAATCGATCTTGAAAAAAGATGTCATTATCATTCTACCACCAACGTCAAAGGAGATAGTCATGAGAGTGCATACATGGAAGGACAGCGTAGTGTTCTTCTATTTATTAAATCAATGCTACGAAAGGATAAAGGAAAATAAATATGTCAAGCGAACAGATAACACAGGAAACTGTGCCTGTAGAAACAACGACTACAGAAACAGTACAACCAACAGCAACACCAACTCCAGTTGCAAAAGCAGATACCCCTGCACCACAAACATCTTGGAAAGATTCTATTAGTGAAGAGTACAGAGCTGATCCTAATATAGAAAAATTTACTGAGATAGATGCGTTAGCAAAAAGTTACATCAACGCAACTAAAATGATTGGTCAAGATAAAGTTGCAATACCAAATAATAATTCTACTGAAGATCAATGGAATGAAGTTTATGCAAAATTGGGTAGACCAGAGTCTGCTGATAAATATGCTTTAGATGTAAAATCTGAAGTAGTAAACTTAGATGAAAATGCAATTAAATCTTTTACAGAAAATGCTCATCAACTTGGTTTAAATAATAAACAAGCTCAAGGTATCTTAGAGTTTTATAAAAATAATATGGAAGGTACTGCACAACAATCAAAGATTGATACTGAAACTGCACAAGCTCAAGCTGAACAACAGTTAAGACAAGAGTGGGGTAGAGACTTTGAAGGTAAAGTTAAACAAGCTGGTGCATTAGCAAAAGCTAACATTAATCCAGAAGTTTTAGATATGCAATTACAAGATGGAACAAGAATAGGTGATCATCCAGAAATTATAAAAGGTTTTGCAAAGATAGCAAATATGATGTCAGAGGATAAAATTCTTGGTACTGAAAGTGAAAATACGAATACTACTAAAGATATTGAATCTGAAATTGCAGCATTATCTAATGATAAGAATGGTCCATACTGGAATAGAATGCACCCAGATCATGATAAAGTAGTACAACAAGTTTATACATTAAGAGAGATGTTAAATGCAAAATGATAATCACCTTAATGATAAAGAAATTCGCTTAGAAATTTTGCGGTTGATAAAGGAAACAGGTTCTGAACAACAGAAAAATAATCCCTTGCCAATCGCAGACATTTATTATAAGTGGATTAATAGTAAGACAATTCGCAAGAACCTTACAGACAAGAAGGAAAGACTCTAGTCTAACAGACTTTAAATGCAAGAGATGCCTACCTATTGGTGGAGAACCTTTCTGATTATTTTAAATCAACAATAATATGGAGAGACAAATATGTCATCACAAATAACTACAGCTTTTGTACAGCAGTATTCTGCTAACATACAAATGCTATCTCAACAAATGGGATCGTTATTAAGAGACAAAGTCAGAACTGAAAGTGTTACAGGTAAAAATGCTTTCTTTGATCAAGTTGGCTCAGTAACTGCTGTTTTAAAAACTAGCAGACATTCAGACACTCCTCAAATAGATACACCTCACTCAAGAAGAAGAGTATCTCTTGCGGATTATGAATTTGCTGATCTTATTGATCAACAAGACAAAGTAAGACTCTTAATTGATCCTACTTCATCTTACGCTCAAGCTGCTGCTATGGCAATGGGTAGAGCAATGGATGATGTGATTATTGCAGCTGCAACTGGTACTGCCTTCACAGGTGAAACTGGTGCAACTTCAACTGCTGCTCAAACTGCAATCGCTGCAGGTGGAGCTGGTTTAACAATCGCTAAGTTAAGAACTGCTAAGCAGACTTTTGATCTAGCAAGTGTTGATCCTTCAATCCCAAGACACATTATCGTGGGACCAGAGCAAATCACAAACCTTTTATCAACAACTGAAGTAACAAGTTCAGATTTCAATACTGTAAAAGCATTAGTACAGGGTGAAATCGACTCGTTCCTTGGGTTTAAATTTACTGTATCAAACAGACTTGCAAAATCTGGTAATGACAGAACTTGCATAGCTTTCGCACAGGATGGAATCACTCTTGCGATTGGTAAAGACGTATCAGCTAGAATAGACGAAAGAGCAGACAAATCTTACGCTACTCAAGTTTACTACTGCCAATCAATCGGTGCTACTAGAATGGAAGAAGCAAAAGTTCTTGGTATAGTATGTCAAGAAGCATAATAGGAGGATATTAATATGGCTACAGTTTATTCGATACAAAAGACTAAATGGGATCAGAACGTACCTTCCGAAAAGATAGACACTACTGAACTAAGTGGTAGAGTTAGAGTTGCTCATGCAGAGTATGAAGCATCTTCTCTAGCATCTGGTGATGTGATTCAAATGTTTAATTTACCAAATGGTTCAAGAATCATTTCTGGTAGATTAGCACATGACGCATTAGGTAGTTCAACTACTTTGTCAGTTGGTTACGCTGCTCACAATAATGCCGCTGGTACTGCTGTAAGTGCTTCAGCTGCTGCTTATAAAGCTGCTGCTGCTTCTACTTCTGCAACTGCAGTTAACGCTGCAAATACTATTGCATTAGGTGAAAACTCACTTGTAGACGCTGATAAGGATGGACTTCCTGTTTCAGTAACTATGGGTGGTGCTGCAGGTACTGGTACTATTCAATTAACTATGATGTACGTTATAGATTAATTACTAAAATTTTAGGCGGGGAAAGCGAGAGTGGAACCCGCCTAGAGTGCATGAAAAAGATACAAGATTTAAAACCTGTATTACATTTTAAAAAAGATAACTATGTATACAGATATGTGTTAGTAGATAGGTTTCAGAATGATAATAAAAATCATTATGGATTTGATACTAAAGAAGAGAGAACAACAGAAGAAATATTCGCTTTAGAAAAAGATAGACATATAAGGCGAAAGTATATTATAAGGAAGTAGTATGGCATCAACAGTAGATATTTGTAATGGAGCATTAAATCAACTTGGTGCTACAACTATACTTTCACTTACAGAAGATTCAAAAAACGCTAGACTTTGTAATCAAAGATATACTCAAGTTAGAGATAGTGTATTTAGATCACACCCTTGGAACTGTTTACAAAAAAGAATTGAACTAGCTGCAGACACTACAGCTCCTGCATGGGGTTTTAGTTATGCTTACACATTACCATCAGATTGTTTAAGGTTGCTACGAATATTAGATTATGATTCTAATTACAAAGTAGAAGGTAGAAAAATATTATCTAATACATCTAGTATGAAAATATTATATGTTGCTAGAGTTACTGATCCCAATGAATATGATGAGTTGTTAAGAGAAACTTTATCTGCTGCATTAGGTGCTGATATTGCTTTTGGAGTTACTTCTAATAATCAAACATCTCAAAATATGTATCAACTGTTTCAAGATAAATTAAGAGATGCTAGATTTGTAGATTCAACTGAAGGTCAAAATATAGAACAAGATCTAGGTATGGCAGACGCAATAGACGCAGGTACATTTATTAACTCAAGGTACTAACCTATGGCTAGAGTTGCAGTTCAATTAACGAACTTTACAGGTGGTGAGTTATCTCCAAGATTAGATGGTAGAAATGATTTAGCAAAATATTCATCTGGTTGCTCAACCTTAGAAAACTTAATAGTATATCCACATGGCTCGGCAGCTCGTAGACCAGGTACAAATCATGTTGCTGAAGTAAAAGACAGCACAAAAAAAACAAGACTAATACCTTTTGAATTTTCTACAACACAAACTTATATGCTAGAGTTTGGTGATCAGTACATAAGATTTTATAAAGACAATGGTCAAATATTATCTGGTGGTTCAGCTTATGAAATATCTACACCATACTTAGAAGCAGAACTATTTGATTTAAAATTTGCACAGAGTGCAGACGTTATGTACATTTGTCATCCTAATCATGAAGTAGAAAAATTATCTAGAACAGGTCATACATCATGGAGTTTAACAGATGTAGATTTTACTAAAGGACCATTCTTAGATCCTAATACTACAGCAACAACACTAACACCATCTTCTGCATCAACAGGATCAAGAACTATAACAGCTTCTGCGGTTACAGGAATAAATAGTGGGTCTGGATTTTTAGCAACAGATATTGGTAGACAAATACATTTTAATGATGGCTATGGTATAATTACAGGAAGAACCAACACAACAGAAATAACAGTTAATGTAACAGTAGCTTTTGCAAATGCTAACGCAATTACTAATTGGTATCTTGGAGCATTTTCAGACACTACAGGTCATCCTTCTTGCGTAACTTTTTTTGAACAAAGATTAGCTTTTGCTGCAACATTAAATAATCCACAAACAGTTTACTTTTCTAAATCTGGTGATTATGAAAATATGGATGCTAATCTTGGTGGAACGATTGCAGATGATGATGCTATTATTTATACAATCGCATCTAACCAAGTTAATGCAATTCGTTTCATGACAACAACACGAACTTTAATTATTGGTACAGCAGGTGGTGAATTTGCAGTAAGTGGGGGTGGTACAGATAACGCTATTACTCCAACAAATATATTAATTAAAAAACAATCTA